AACACACAGCGATCTTTAGGTAGAAGAACTGTTTCATCTGAGCGGGTTGAAACTGGAAGAGTGACTATACCACCTCCACCTCCACCACAAAATTGGGATCCATTATCACAGAGTTTCTTTGTTGATCCAAATACATTTGAAAAAGGCATGTATTTGACTTCTATTGACTTATTCTTTAGAACAAAGTCACAATCAAATACAGCATATGTTACAATTGAAATACGTGAACTCGACAATGGATTTCCATCGCCAGAATTAATTAGTGATGGAGACAATGCGGTTGTTAACAATCCAGATATCAATGTAAGCCAAAACGCATCAACTGCAACTAAATTTACATTTAAAAATCCTATCTTTCTGAGTCCTGGTGTTGATTATTGTTTCACGGTTAAGCCGTCAAACAATGATCCTGATTTTGCACTTTGGGTTGCCGAGTTGGGTGCGGTCGATATTACAGAACCAGATAAACAATCTAGAATTGAATCTGCATACAATAGTGGTGTTCTATTCTCATCGTCTAATGACAAGACTTGGACTGTAAAGCAAAACATTGATATGAAGTTTAATATGAGAGTCGCACAATTTGATACGACTACTTCTAAAGTTGCTTTCTGGAATAACACTCCAATAACTACTGCCTTTACATACGATGCGCTAACACCACTGATTGCTGATGTGGTTCTTGCAGGAACTAACATCAAGTATGAAATTAAAACTTCTGATAGTACTCTAGCAGTTGATGAAGATTTCACTGCAATTAAAAAATATGAAAGATTGGTATTGCGTTCTAGAAAACAGATTTCTACAAGTGCATCTGAAACAGCGGGCGGCATTAAATCTTTGTTGGTAAAAGCAACATTGTCTACGACAAACAAGTTTATCAGTCCATATATTGATAATGAAAAACTTGAGTTTCACTTTGACAAAAACGTTATCAATAATTTAGACAGCACTGCCGTAAGCGGAACAGTTGAATACGCTTCTGGCAATAATGTTGTTATTGGTACTGGTACAACTTTTACGACACAAGTATTCCCTGGTGAATATGCATACTTCGGTGATGAATATCGCAGAATTTCTTCAATAACAAGTAACACAGTTTTGACTGTTACGAATAACTTTACTACATCAAATGCAGTCAGTCAATCAATGACTATTCGCAATGAAGAAAATCCAACAGGACCATATTCTTCAGAGTCTAGATACATCACTAAAGTTGTGACGTTGAATGACGGATTTGAAGCGGCCGATTTAGTTACTTATTTGAAAATTAACAGGCCGCCAGGAACCTCAATTAAAGTTTACTGCAAATTGTTGAATGAAAACGATACAGATGCGTTTGATGATAAATTCTATACTCCTATGGAATTAGTTGGCACAGAAACCTTCACACTCAATCAGAATGAGTACAAAGAAGAAAAGTATGTTGTTCCATCTGTAGCCAAAACTGGTGGTTCTGAATTGCTTGCTGGTACAGTTGCAGTTTCTAACGTATCAACAACAGTTATCGGTACATCTACTCGCTTCATTGAAGACTTGAAGATTGGTGATATAATTGCTGTCGGTACTGCTAGAACAGAACGTGTGGTAGCTACAATTGCAAATAATACATCATTGACAGTTGAATCTGCATTCTCTACACTTGCTTCTAGCCAAGACATTTTCCGTGTTCTAAATAATGTAGTTGCATACACAACACCTGACGGAAGAACATTCCAAGGATATAAGAACTTTGCCATTAAGATTGTTTTCTTGTCTAGCAATCCAAGTTTCGCATCAAAAGTCAAAGATTTAAGAGGAATTGCATTAGCATGATAGTAGAAAAGATTTTAATTGCCGACCCCGTTCGTGGATTCACTGAAAGAGATAGAAACTCTAAAGCTATACTAAATACGGACATAGATTCATTATTGAAATATAAAATTCAAAAAAGAAAAATTTCTGATATAAATAAGAGTAGAAATGAGATTGCTTTAATTCGTGACGAAGTGGACAGTATTAAATCAGACCTCAGCGAAATCAAACAATTATTGTTAAAAATAACTAAAGAGAGAGAAGAATAATGCCAATATCACAAGTAGCGTTATCGAACACGTTTAACGAATTTAGAAGCACGTTTAATGATGCTGCCAACACAGTAAATTCTCTTACGAGCGGCGGCGGTGACATTTCTGCAAATAGCATTACTTCATCGACTCTGACTTCAGGCCGTGTTCCAGTAGTGTCAACTGCTGGATTGATTGTTGATGATTCAAATTTAACATACAATACATCTACTGACGTTTTAACTTTGGGTGGTGCTACAGACGCATCTTCAACCACTACAGGAACTTTGATTGTTACTGGCGGTGCAGGTATTGCTAAAAACGTATATGTTGGCGGTAATATGCAAGTTACAGGTAACTTGACAATTCTCGGTTCTAACACTTCACTCAGTACAACTGTACTTAATATTGAAGATAACATTTTACAGTTGGCACACTTAAATCCATCTGACGTTATTGATATTGGTTTTATCGGCGGATACAATAATGGCGCAAATGTACACTCTGGTCTTTTCAGAGATGCTACGGACGATACGTGGAAATTGTTTAGAAATTATACTGCTGAGCCAAGTACAACAATTGATGTTTCGGCTAACGGATTTGCATGGGCAAACTTAGCTATTGGTCAACTCACAACTGCAAATAATGTTAATGTTGCGACAGGACAATCATATCAAGTTAACGGCACTAGTGTCTTAAATGCTACTACGTTAGGTTCTTCAGTTGTCACATCGTCACTCACAACTGTTGGAACAATTGGTTCTGGCGCTTGGCAAGGTACTACAATCGGTACAGCTTATGGCGGCACTGGCTTAACATCATTCACAGCTAATGGTGTGGTGTACGCATCTAGTTCTAGTGCATTGACTACTAACTCTGCGCTTACTTTTGATGGCACAAACGTATTTAAAGTTCTTGCGGCAACTGGAATTGCATACAACAGAGCCGAAAGCACACAACATTCAACTTTTGTACAGCACTTTGCAACAAGTGGGGGTACAGGTCTTGAGTACAAAACCCTTTATCGTTTTGTTGATACCGATGTTGGAGAGTTAATGCGCCTCACCTCAACAGGGTTGGGTATTGGTAGAACTTCACCTTCTGCGCCACTAAATGTTCAGGGGGAAGCAACTGGAGGTTTAGCAGTTAGATTAAATGGTCGCTCATCAGATAATTATTCTGAATTGGCTTTTTGGAATAACGCTAATTCTACTAATTACGGAATTCTTGGTGCTGACCAAGCCGCAATGTATTTTGGTACAAATGCTAGTTTGCCATTACTTTTTACAACTAATAGCGCAGAGCGTATGCGCCTTACATCGGCTGGAAGTCTTGTAGTTGGCGGTACAGAAGTTGTCAGTGCTAATGGCGGTATTACAGCAACTACAACATCTTCTGGTTCACTTGCGGCGGCTATAGGGATGCGTAATGCTGGAACATCAAATGGTTCAGGTACAACATTGACCTTTCGAGGTGTGTCTAATGTAGGCGCAGAGCATGACTATGCTTATGTGACAGGAGCGGCTGATGACACTACCGCCAAAACTGGAAGCATAAGATTCTCCACAACTGCGGGTAGCAGTCCAATAGAACGTATGCGTATTACAAGCGCAGGCAATGTAGGTATTGGTACAACTGCACCTGCGGCAAAACTGGATGTTCGTCAAACTTCGTTTACACCATCTTCATCTGCAAGTAATGTAATAATTGAAGACAAAACAACTTGGTCGCAAGGGTTACAGTTTTATTTAAATGACGCTGGAACTTACGCTAGTAGTAACCCTTCTGGTGCAATTGGCACGTCTAACTCTTTTCAGTTGTTTCAAACTGGCGGCGCATTTATTGTAGATGATCCATCTGGCGCTAACGGTCTGCAAGCAACAACCACTGCCGCATCGATGTATAGAGTAGGCAATGCGCTTCACTCTTGGTATGGAAACACGGGCTTAACTGCAGGATCAAGTTTTACTGCAACACTCCGCGCTCAAATCTCAGCCGCAGGTGGTTTCTCAGTAGGCACAGCATCAGACCCCGGTGCTGGTGCAATCTACGCAACAGGCAACATCACTGCGTTCTTCTCTGACAAACGACTCAAGACTGTCAGCGGCAAGATTGAAAATGCTTTGGATAAAGTTGCACAGTTGTCTGGTGTGTACTACACATTCAACGACACAGCCAAGTCTTTTGGTTACGACAGCGATGAAGTTCAAGTTGGTGTGTTGGCTCAAGACGTTGAAGCAGTTCTTCCACAGATCGTCAAAGCCGCACCATTTGACTTAGATGAAAACAACAACAGCAAGTCAGGCGAGAACTACAAAACAGTTCAGTACGAAAAGCTGGTTCCCTTGCTGATTGAAGCTATCAATGAACTACAAGCCAAAGTCAAGGCATTGGAGACAAAATAATGGCACTAGCATCATCAGGCGCACTGACATTCACAGACATTCAAACTGAGTTCGGCGGCACGAATCCCATCGGTATAAACGAGTATTACGCTGGCGGTGGCATAGTCCCTGCCGGTACTTCAGGAACTTTTGGTGCTGTGCCGAGTAGCGGTCAAATTACTTTGCAAAACTTCTATGGCACAACTGCGTTTACACCTGTTTACATTGAGGAGGTGTTCAGCACATACGTTTATTCAGGCAACGACTCTACACAGACCATTACCAACAGTATTGATATTTCAACTAAAGGCGCATTAGTTTGGGTTAAAGGTCGAAATGGGACTTATGGGTCTTTTGACCACACTTTAATAAACACACCTATTAGCAACACAAAAGCATATAGTTCAAACAGTGTCGGTGATGGTTTTGGTTTAGGTTCCACCGCTTTTTCTCCAACAACTACAGGATTTAACTTAAATACTGTTAGTGCATCATTAAATAATAGTGGCACTAGATATGCGTCGTGGACATTCCGCAAGCAACCAAAGTTCTTTGATATTGTGACTTATACGGGGAATGGTACTGCGGGTAGAACCATTGCACATAACCTTGGTTCAACTCCTGGCTGTATGATTGTTAAATGCTTAAGCGCATCATCAATTTGGAGTGTTTACCATAGAGAAACGGGCGCAACAAAAGTTGGAATTCTTAACGGAACAAATTCTTTTTCAACATCGTCTGCATATTGGAACGATACTGCCCCAACTTCAAGTGTATTTACTGTCGGGGCCGCAGGTGCTGTAAATGATTCAGGTCAAACCTACGTAGCCTACCTATGGGCCCATGACGCAGGAGGCTTTGGCGCGGCAGGTACAGACAATGTAGTTTCGTGTGGATCGTTTTCTAGCACTGGCTTTGTTAATTTGGGCTGGGAGCCACAGTGGGTAATGATGAAATCAACAACAGCCACGGAAGATTACACAGGTGATTGGCGCATATTTGACAATGTTAGAGGGGTCACTTTTGATGGTGACGATGCTCAACTTTTCGCAAGCAACGCCAGAGCAGAAAATTTTGGTACTTTTGGTACTGCACTTACATTTAATTCAACAGGATTTACAGTTGAAGGTCAGGGAAATTATGGAGCTTCAACCGTCTACGTAGCCATTCGTAGAGGTCCGATGAAGCCACCCACAAGTGCCGCTAGTGTGTTTAGCGTTGGATTAAGAAGTGGTAGTGGAAGTGATTCGCAAACAACAAGTACAGTATTTACTGATCTTGCAATAACTAAACGGTACAATAGTTCTTCTGAATACTGGGCGTGGTCCGCACGTAATGCTGGCCAAGGCACTCTTCAATCACAGAACGGCGATGCAGAATTAACTGGCGCACTCGCATCAGCTCCATGGGCTACAATGACTGGCGTTATTACAGCCGCAAGTAATGGTGCTGTTAATTCTGGTAGTTTAGTCGATTATTCTTTTAAACGAGCCCCAGGTTTCTTTGATATGGTTGTTTATACGGGGAATGGCGTTGAGGGTAGGCTGCTTCAACATAATTTAGGTGCTTTACCTGAATTTATAATGATTAAAAGGCGTAATGCGGCTAGTGGTCTTGGATGGATTGTGTCTTGGAAAGCATATGATGAGGGCACTACTTGGGATAGACAAGGAAGATTAAATCAAAATCAAGGGTTAGGTGGTGGTGGTCAATTTGGTCCAAACTCAAGCCATACTACAACGCAATTCCCGATAACGGCTTTTGCAGACATTAATGAAAATGGTGGTAGATATATTGCCTATCTATTTGCGACACTTGCAGGAATAAGCAAGTGTGGGTCATACAATGGTACCGGCACAACATTGCAGATTGATTGTGGCTTCACTGCTGGTGCTAGATTTGTTTTAATCAAACGTGCAGATACCAGTGGAGAGACATATATATGGGATTCTGCGAGGGGAATTACTACTGATAATGATCCTTATCATTGGGTAAACAGTACAGCGGCACAAGTGTCTAACACTGATTACATTGATCCATATAGCCCAGGTTTTCAAATTTCAACTGGGATCGCCGATATCAATGCATCTGGTGGCAGATACGTCTTTTTAGCTTTTGCATAAGGAACACAATCATGGAAATACGAATTAGAGAATCAGGCGCAGTAATGTTTTGGAATGAGTTCCGTGACATACTGCTTTCCCAAAACCCATCAGAGTTAATCACAGTCGCACCTCAAACCGAAGAGTGGCTTGATGCTCATGGCGCAGATGTGGTATTTGAAGGCCCACAGGCTACAGGCGGTACTGTGTATCAGTATTCAATGCGCCAAGGCGTGGAACAGTTAGACGGCAAGTGGTACACAAAGTACGTGCTTGGCCCAATCTTCACGGATACACCATCAATAGAAGACCAGCCTGCTAAAACAGCCGCTGAGAACGAAACTGCTTACAAGGCTATGAAGGATGCTGAACAAGCCACAAATGTACGTAGACAACGTACCCAAATGCTCAGAGACTGCGACTGGACACAGATTGCCGACAGCACCGCAGATAAAACTGCATGGGCAACTTATCGTCAAGCCCTGCGTGATATGCCATCACAAACAGGATTCCCTTGGACAATCACTTTTCCTGTACAACCTTAAAGGACTAACATGACTACGATTAATTGGACAGTTACAGCGATGGACTGCTACCCGCAAGAGGGTGACAACACTGATGTTGTCTTTACAGTGCATTGGAATTGCGCTGGTGTGGATGGAATTCACAACGCTTATGTTTATTCAACATGCGGTGTGCCGACACCTTCTGGTACGTTCACCCCTTACGCCAATTTGACTCAATCTCAGGTTCTGGATTGGATTTGGGCTAACGGCGTAGACAAGACTGCCACTGAAGCGGCTGTTGAACAGCAAATCCAGAACAAAATTAACCCACCCGTAGTGACACCAACACTACCTTGGGCACAATAAAAAGGGTGAATCGTTGACCCACAACAACGGAAATTTTTAAGGAAAATGATAATGGAAAAACTGACTCTTTCAACTCAACTAATCAATGGCATACTTCAGTATTTGAGCAATCAACCCTATGCTCAAGTTGCTCAATTGATTGAAGGCATCCAAAAAGAAGCACAAGAACAGGTTCAACAACCCGTTGAGAAAGTGACTGATGCACCATAAGAATTGTTTTTAGTTTATAACAAAGCCCGCTTTATCAGCGGGTTTTTTGTTTTCTTTCTTATTATAAATAGAAGATGAAATTCATTAAGGGGCACAGTAAATGAGTACAAGCAAACCAGCATCAAGAGAAGAATTCAAACAATTCTGCCTTAGAAGATTAGGTGCGCCTCTCTTAGAGATAAACGTAGCAGATGAACAAGTTGAAGACTGCATAGAGATTGCATTTCAATATTACTACGACTATCACTATGACGCAACAGAAAAAGTCTATCTAGCACACGCAGTCACAGAAGAAGATAAAACAAACAAGTACATCACAGTACCAGATGCTATCATTGGTGTGATGAACATCTTTGACATTGGTGACAGCTATTCTACAAACAATCTTTTTAATTTGAGATATCAGATTTCTTTGAATGATTTGTATTCATTCAATACTGGTCCGTTTGCGCCATACTACATGGCATTTCAAAACGTTGCGATGGCAGAAGAACTGTTTGTCGGTAAACAATCTCTCAGATTCAATCGCCATATCAATAGAGTTTACATTGACATGTCTTGGGACACAAAAATAACTGCTGGTGAATTCATTATCATTGAAGCATATCAAAAGATTAATCCCGACACATTCACAGATGTGTATAATGATAGATTCTTGCAAAAGTATTGTACTGCACAAATCAAAAAACAATGGGGTGAAAACCTTAAAAAGTTTGAAGGACTTTCTATGCCTGGTGGTATCACATTCAACGGACAGAAAATCTGGGATGAAGCTACAGACGAAATTCAAGCATTAGAAGCAGAAGTCATTAGCACATATTCTTTACCAGTTGCTGACATGCTAGGCTAATCACAATGGCACGCAATCGTTTTTTTAATCAATATACTCCTGTTAAGCAGGAACAAAGTCTTGTTGAAGATTTAATTATCGAATCTATCAAGATTTATGGTATAGATGGTTATTACTTACCAAGAACGCACGTAAATTTAGATAAGATTTATGGTGAAGATGCGTCTATGCTTTTTGATGATGCACTTGAAATGGAATTGTATGTAAAAAGTTTTGATGGATTTATGGGACAAGAAGACTTTATGGCGAAGTTTGGTCTTCAAGTTGATGAATCTGTCACATTTGTTATTTCACAAAAACGATTCACACAATCATTGAAAACATCTATAATCACAGAATACTCATATAACATGTTGACTGAAGATGGAGACGAATTATTAAGCAATAGAAATGATGTGTCAGAGTATGACTACGATGCCATTATTAGACCAAGAGAAGGTGATTTAATTTGGATTCCTATGTTCGAAAGCATGTATGAAATTAAATTCACACAAAACATTGAGAACTTCTTTCAATTAGGCAAACTCTACACATACGAACTACGTTGTGACAGACTTGAATACTCTAGCGAACGTATTAATACTGACATTACCGAAATTGATGCAAACGAAGATCAATACAGTTTGTCAACCACTAATCGTGAAAAATTACTTGACGAAGATGCCTTCTTATTCTTACATGAAGATGGCACATTTATCGTCAACGAAGCTGATGTTGTTGTTCTCGCAGAGATTTCAGCAGACAATGAAGAGATTGGTCAGAAAATTATTGACGATGACATTCTAGATTTCTCAGAACAAAACCCATTCTCATTGACAAGGACTTTCTAATATGATGTTCGGACACGACTTCTATCACGGAACGCTAAGACGTT